GTGCCTCCAGAAATGAAAGGGGGGAACGGGGCGCGGGCCAAGGAGCGAAACCCGGCATCCCCGCTCCCCCCAGGTGGGGTTGGTGGACTCAGCGCTGCCAGGGCGGCGTCGACCGCGTGGCCTGCGGGGCGGGCGCGGACGGTGAGGCACCGGGCATCGGGGCGGGCCGGGAGAAGGCGGCTTCCTTCTTCTCGTAGCCCTTGATCTCGTTGGTGATCTCGTCGGTGTCGTCACGCTTCCGGCAGGCGACCTTGACCGACAGCGGCAGGTTGTGCAGCTCGCAGGAGTCCTGCGGCTGCAGCACGCCGACGGCGCGGCAGATGGCCGACAGCTCGCCCCGGGCGATCTGCACCGCCTGCGGGTTCGGGTTGTCGAGGTTGAGCCGGGCCCAGAGCTTGCGCCCCTTGTACGGCCCCTCGCCGACCTCGAAGGTCAGCTCGATGAAGTGGCCGTTGCCGGACTTCGTCGGCTTCATCTCCGACTCGGTGATGGCGGCGATGTACTTGCCCGCCGGGATGGGGTCGAAGGACGAGGCTGGGTCCACTTTGCTGGCGTCGAAGTTTCCGAGGTTTGCCATTGTGTGTCTCCTATCTGGTTGGTTTTGTTCAGGCAATCTCTGTCCAGGTGCGACCAGTGTTGATCGCGCCAATGGTTGCGTGGCTCACCCCGAATCGCCGACCGATCTCCCGCTGTGGGATGCCGTCGTTCAGCAGCAGCTTGATCTCGCTGACGAGCTGCGGGGTGAGCTTGGGGTTGGTGCGGATGCACCGGGTCCGCCTCCGCTTGTTCCGGTGGTTTTCGGCGACGGTCACGAAACGACAGTTGCCGGGCTCGTAGCCCCGGTCGTTGTCGATCCTGTCGATCTGAAGGTCGGGCCGATAGCCGTTGACGACCGCCCACGCGCGAAACGAATCGAAGCACGCACGCCATTCGGGGCAGACCTCGATCCCGCGTCCGCCGTACAAAGCGAAGTGCTCATGTCCGGGGTTGTGGCACCTCTGCTTCATAGCGACGTAGGTCGAGTAGAGATGCCCCGTTTCGGCCTGCTTCCGCCGGTACCACGCCTTCCCCATCCGGGCGTTGCACAGCCTGCAGCGGGAAGCCAATCCATCCCGACGTCCGCGATGCCTGCTGAATGCGGACAGCGGCTGGTTCTGCTGACAGACGGAACACGTCTTCGTGCAGCTCTGCGTCCGAACTTCTGGAGAACTGGCCATGATCAATCTCCTTGGTTCTGGTTCAGTTCATCGAGTTCGAAGGTCTGGGGCAGGACGGTCACGGTCAGCTTGTAGGCTGTCCGGCGGCCGCCGCTGACGGCGAACACGAGCCCGTCCTGGCGGGCCTCGTCGAGCAGCGCTTTCAGGCGCGCGGCATAGTCGCGGGCTTTCTCGTCGTGGTTCATCGGGATTGCTCCTCTGCTTGCGGGAACTGATGTGCGAGGCCGTCGGCCACCGCGCCGGTGAACGAGGGCCAGTCGAACGGGATGGTCTCAGGCATGCCGTAGCGGTTCTTCGCCAAGGCACGCGGCGTCTCCTGAGTGATCAGGACGCGGCGGCCCTCGGCATCCATGCGGGCGAGGCAGACGAAGTCGGACCACTCGACGAACACGTTGAGGTAGCCTTCCGGCAGCTCGGCGGTGGTCTTCTCCGTGGTGATGCCGTCCACGTCGGTGATCTCGCTGCGCTTGGCATGCGCCAGCAGGATCACGGCGATGCCGCGCTGGACGATGCGGTCGAGCTGGGGCAGCAGGATCTGGTAGACGTGATTCTTCATCACCTGCTTGCCGTTGCCGTAGCCGCCGTGGGAGCGGTTCAGGGTCTGGTCGAGCTTCCCGGTGGAGCCGGAGACGTGTTCTTCCACGCGCCGCAGCAGCCAGTCGATGGAGTCGATCACCAGCGTCTGGTAGGGGTGCTGTTCGCGCTCGATGGCCGTCAGCCACTGGCTGATGTCGGGCCAGGTCGAGAGGTACGGCGTGCGGTTGGCCTGGATCGCGCCCGCGCCGTTCTCGCAGTCGATGATCAGCGAGTCGGTCGCGCTTGCGCCGAAGGTCGTCTTGCCGATCCCCGGCGGACCGTAGACGATGCCCTTCGGGGCCGAGGGCGTGGGTTTGACGAGGATGGTTTCGAGCAGGGACATGGGTTTGTTCTCCTTGGGTTGGGGTTACAGCAACTCAGGTTGGGAATCGGTCGGGGAACTGGCGATCCCGTCGGCGTGCATGTGGCACGGATGGCAGAGCCAGACCACGTCCAGCCAGTGGGCATCGTCGTAGCCGCGATGGTGATGCGCCTCGATCCGGCCCGAGTCGGAGCGACCGCAGGCCGAGCATCTTCCCGGCACACGCAGACGCCCTGTCTTGATCGCCACACTCACGGCGACACGGGCTGCTTCCTTGTGGGGATGCCGCTGGCGGTGGCGCTGTGCCTTCCTGCGACGCGAAGCCTTGCCTTGCTCGCTGGCCTCGAAGTGTTTCCGGTTCCGCCGGACCACTGCGCGTCCCTGTGGAGAGCAACGGTATTCGCGGCTCAGTTCCGCGGTGCAGCTCCGGCAGGTTGAGCGCCGCCCATGGAGTCCCTGAGCGTGCCTGCCGAACTCATCGAGGGGCTTGGTGAGTCCACACTTCGTGCAGGGCCTACACAGCGTCGAAGATTCGGATGTCTTCATATCCGGTCCTCCATTCGTTGTGCGCCTGGCATTCCTTCAGCCGCTCGATGGCGGCGGTGTTCTCGGCATCGGCGAAGTCCAGGGCGGACTCGGCGACCAGCCAGACGCCGACCCGGAACGGCTCCTTCTTCTCCACGGCCACGATGTGGACCGGGAAGGCGGTGCCGGAAGCGGCGCGCAGGACGGCGCGGTAGAAGGCGACCTGGTGCAGGTAGCCATAGCGCCGGGCGTCCGCCTCGAACCAGGTCAAGTCGTCGCAGGTCTTGAGGTCGACGATGCCGTGGTCGGGGTGGAAGTAGTCGGGCCGCACCTGGCAGGGCATGCCGCAGTACTCGGCCCGACACACGCCTTCCGCCACCCCGCCCGTCAGCAGCCCCGGCGCGACCGGGTGTGCCTGGACGGCCTGGTGAAGCTGCTCGACAAAGGCGGCATCCTCGTCACCGAGGACGGGCCGCCCCTGGGCGTTGGCCCATTCCTGGAAGGCCTTCGTCGCCTTGCCGAACGGCAGCCCGGTCTTGGGGTTGACCGGCCCGCCGACCGCATACTCCGCCTCGAACGCCTCGCGGCCTTCGAGGATCAGCGTGTGGGCGGCGCGACCGAGCAGGTAGGCCGGGGTGTCCTTGTCCTCCACCAGCCCGAGCTGCTTGCGGTGAAACAGCTCCGGGCACTTGCGGAAGTCTGCCAGGCGATGGCTGCTCAGGTAGCTGTGCGCCTGGGCGTGGTAGACGGCGGCATCCTCGCGGATCAGGAAGCTCGGGCGGTTCATTCCTGCACCGCCTTTCCGCAGGCCGCGCAGTCGCCGCAGCTCTTGCCCTTGCCGCTCTTGTCCGGGCGGGCGCACTTGCCGTTGCCGCCGTCGTCGGGCGGCTCGGGGCGCTCCCTGGCGGGCTGCGTGATCTGGAAGGCCTCGTCGCCGAACTGGCGGATGAGGAACTGGGTGAAGATCAGCACCACCTGGCGCGCGATCTCGTTGTCGCCATCGATCACGCAGGCGTGTTTCTCTTCACCGAAGAGGTAGCGCAGCGACAGCCGCACGGCGGGCTGGCCGTGCAGCGCTTCGGCGGCGATGATGGCCAGGACCAGGGAGGTCTCGGCCTCTTCGAGCGGCACGTCGGGCTCGAACTGGTAGCGGTAGACAGTCTTGTTCATGGGGAGGGTCTCCTGGGTTGCGGGTGACGGACGACGCTTCGGGTCTCCAATGATCTTTTTCACCGCGCCACCCCCGACTGGCGGGATTCCGGGGTGTTTTTCCGCCGTTCGTGCGGGGGATTTCCGTACCCGGCGTCGCGGAACGCCTGGCGGATGGGAGCGATGACGCGGTCGCGGAAGGTCGCCCGGGAGAGGCCTCTCTCGCGGGCCAGTTCGCTGACGCTGCGGCCTTCCATGATGCCCGCGCAGCAGTCGCGCAGGCCGCGCGGCAGCCGGGACAGGACGGCGGTCACGTCGAGCCGGAGGACGGCCTCGTCGTGACGGGAGCGCCTGCGCTTGCCCAAGGCGATGTCGATCTCGTCGGCATCGAGGGTGTCGCTCAGGGGGATTTCGCGGCCGTCCTCGTCGCATCCGGCGGGGCCGTCGAGCGATTCGGTCTCGCGCTGGTCGGTGCGCTTCCGGCGGGAGAGATCGCGCAGAATGCGCTTCGACTTCCCGTCGACGACGATGCGGGCGAAGGTGCCGAAGGCACTCCGCTGCGCATCGTGCCGGGGGAGGTGCTCGAGAAGATCGAGCGTGAGGTCGGAGATAAGGTCATCGAGGTCGGCGCGGGTGAGTCCGCAGCGGCCCACGAGTCGGCGGGCGGTGACTTCGATACAGGTGACGGCATCCTCTGTGAGTTCGGGTCCTCTGGCATCCATCGTGGATTGCCTCCTTGGCTTGCGGCCGAGGGAGGCGGCGAGGACGCCGGGCCTGGACGGAGTGCGGGCACGAAAAAGCGGAGGGATCGTGACAGCGCCTTCTTCAGGCGGCGTCCTCGATCACCTCCGCTTGTGCGGCCAGTGGTTCGACTGACGTTCAGGGAAACACGAGTTGTCGGCGGGAGCCTGCCCCGGTTATGGCTGCACCTCCTCCGCGTCACCGACCGCGAGCGTCGACGGCGGCAGCTCGGCCTTCAGCCGGGCCCATATCGCGCGCTGGCGCTGCCAGTCGAGTTCGCGGGCCAGGGGCTGCAAGACGGAGGTATTGAGTCCGTCCCGGTTGCCGTGGGTCTTGGGCAGGAACAGCAGTTCCTCCTGGATGTCCGGGGCAAGCAGGGTCAGGTTGACGATCTGGGTCACCCGCGCCCGGCTGACCTGGCCGAGACGGGCGATGGTGGCGTAGTCCGCGAGCTGCCCCCGCGCCACCATGTCGTCGAAGTGGATGGCCAGGGCCATGAGTTTGCTGATGCGCGGGGTGCGTCCCGGTAGTCGGGGCGGCGTCGGGCCACGACGCACCCGTCGAGGCTCCTGGTGGCCCGACGTGATGTGGAGCTTGCGGGTGACGGTCAGGGATTTCATTGGGCGGCTGCCTCCTCGGTGTTGTGGCGGTTCCCGGCGGCCAGCGCCGCGATGCCGGTGGGGTGGAAGGTGATGGCGACGGATTCCTTGGCCGCGTCATACTCGACGCGGTCGACCAGCAGTCCGAGGATGCGGCGCTGTTCGCCGCTGGACAGGGTGTCCCAGACCGGGTCGAACAGGCGGCAGACCTCGGCGATCTCGCTCTCCCCGAGCGCGGCGGCGCGCAATTCGGCCAGCTTGTTGTGAACCTGCGTCACCTCGCGGGCCAGTTGCGAGGTCCGTTCCTGGACGGCGGCCAGCCCGGCCACGGTCGCGGGATCGTCGGGCCTTGCCGCCAGGGCCTGAGCCTGGCGATGATAGTCGGCCAGCTCTTTCCCGAGCAGTCGTTCGCGGCTGGCCAGTTCCCCGGTCTCGCGGTCGCGGAGGCGGTGCGTTTCCTCGACTACTTCGCGCACCAGGTGCGGGTCCTGCCCGATGGCGCGGATTTCGTCGATCACGAAGCGCTCGATCTCGTCAGCGGGCAGCGTCGGGCGCGGACAGTGCCGCCAGCCCCGGCTCTGCGCGTGGTGGCACAAATAGTAGCGGTACCGGCGGTTGCCCTTCCGGCTGTGGCTGTTGACCATGCCGCAGTCGCAGGCCTTGCAGCGCAGGATGCCCTGCAGGATGGCCTCGCCCCGGATGCGCGTGCCGGGATCGCCGCCGTGGCGGCCGTTGCGCCCAAGTTGCTCCTGGACGGCGTTGAAGGTCGCGTCCTCGACGATGGCGTCGTGTTCGCCGGGGTAGACCTTGCCGTGGTGGCGGACCCGGCCCGTGTAGATCGGGTTGGTCAGCAGCCCATAGAGGACGTTCTTGGTGAACGGCTTGCCCTGATGCAGCTTCCCGCCCCGGGTGACCCAGGTCTTGTTGGTCCAGCCCCGGCGGTCGAGTTCTTCGATCACCCGAAGCAGGCCTCCCAGCTCGAGGTAGAGATCGAAGATGGTGCGGACCTGTTCGGCCTCGGCCGGGTTGACCACGATCCGCCCGCCTTCGGGGGCGGCGTCGTAGCCGAGGACCTGGCAGCCGCCGGACCACTTGCCCTGCTGGCGTGCCAGGCTGATCTTGTCGCGCGTGCGCTCCGAGATCACCTCGCGCTCGAACTGGGCGAAAGAGAGCAGGATGTTCAGCGTCAACCGCCCCATGCTGGTGGCGGAGTTGAACGACTGGGTCACCGAGACGAAAGCCGCCTTGTGTTCCTCGAAGACGCTCATGATGCGCGCGAAATCGAGCAGCGAGCGGGAGAGGCGGTCGACCTTGTAGACGACCACCGCGTCGACCGCGCCCGCCTTGACGTCGGCCAGCAGCCGCTGCAGCGCGGGCCGGTCGGTGTTCGCGCCGGTGTAGCCGCCGTCGTCGTAGCGGTCGGGCAGGCAGACCCAGCCTTCGCCCGTCTGGCTGGCGATGAAGTTCTCGGCGGCCAGGCGCTGGGCATCGAGGCTGTTGAAGTCCTGTTCGAGCCCCTCGTCGGTGCTCTTGCGCGTGTAGATCGAGCAGCGGGTAGTGGTGCGTTTCCGCTCGTTCATGCGTCGGCCCTCCGTGGCAGGCCGAAGAAGACCCGCCCGTTCCAGTGGCTGCCGGTGACGGCCCGGGCCACGGCGGTCAGCGACCGGTAGAGGTCGCCTTTCCAGCGCACCCCGTTCTCGGCGATGGTCACTACGATCTTCTGCCCCTTGTAGAGGCGCTCGATCTGTGCGCCGACCGCCAGTTCGTCATCCGTCTGGCGGAGAACCTCCGGGGCCGGGCGGGTAACGGTCTCGCCGTCGAAGGGCGGCGGCGCGACCGTCTTCGGGGCGGTCAGGCGCAGCTCCGCCTCGTCGGCCAGTTCGATGGCCCGCTGCCGGGCGCGCTCGGTGAGCGCTCCCTGTTCGTTCGCCTGCAGACGCCAGGCGATGCGCCGGATCAGGCACTCCGCGTGCCGGGTGGTCGTCGTCTCGCCGAACACGCGCTCATACTTCTCGCGCAGTTCGCCGATTGACAGCCGCTGCATGGCGGCCACTTCCTGGTCGATGTCGATGCTCATGGTCTGTTCTCCGGTTGGTTGTTAACGTCCTCACGGACAGTGACATGAGTCGCTGAACAGGGCGTGGATGCAAGGGCGGTCGGAGAGCTTTTCGAGAGTTTTTCCGTTAACGTCGGCAACGGCATGGGACGGGTCGGCAACCGGACCACGGCGGCGGCCAGAATCCGGGCCACCTCGCGGCGACGCGCCTCGGGCGGTAGCGGCTCGATATCGGTGCAGCGGGGCATGGCAGGTCTCCTTGATGCTGGGTTGATTGCCCACGGAGACCTGCGCTTGTGCGCCCGGCGGACCGTCCGGCACGGGTTGGCGATTGAACGCACCATTGCGTCAACGCCCCCATTCAATCTTATTCACCGCCGCCGCGCCAACTGGCGGACGGACGGGCGGGAAAAGTGAACGGACGGCGGCGGATGGCCCGCCGCCGGGGCGTTCTTCGAGGATAAAGCCGGTGGGCAGACCGTCGACGACCTTGAGCACGCACACCAGGCCGTGACCGACCTGGCGGAACCGCTCCAGCAGGGCCACGACATCAGTCTTGAGCACGGTGTCGTCCCGGTCGCTGGCCGGGTGGGGCCCGTTGCTGCCGACGATCCGGTAGGCTGGTCGGGAGACGGTGTTCTCGACGAACTCCGGGAGACCGTCGCGGATGGCCAGCCATTCGATGGTGCCGTAGCGGATGCGCTGCATTTCCTCGACGAGGGCGCGCTGCGCGGGACAGAGGTCTGACATGCGGTTGACGGTGTTGCTCATGGGATGCTCCTGGTGTTTTCGGGTCGGTGCACTGCGCGCCGCCTTCACGGCATTTCTTCTACGGCGATGCCGCGAACTGGCGGACGACCCGGCAAAAAAGGCGCGGCGACGGCCAGCCCGGGCTCGTCGCCCGGGTCTTCCTCGACGTCGAGATCGAAGGGCAGCCCGTCGATGACCGTGAGCGAGCGGATCAGGCCGTGACGGATTTCGCGCAGGTGCTTGAGCAGCTCGACCACCTCGTCCTTGAGATAGGCGGTGTCGAGCGCGCTCGCGGGGTGCGGGCGGTTCCGTCCCTTGAGCCTGATCTTGCGCAGCGACTGGGTGAGCCCCGGCTCGAAGACCGGCTCGCCGTCGCGGACAAGCAGGCGTTCGATGCAGCCGAAGCGGATGCGCTGCATCTCGGTGACGAGTTTGAACTGACGGGGCGAGAGATCGGATTTGCGGATTCCCGGTGCCATACGGCGGCCTCCTGTGTTCGCCGTGGCGGACTGTCCAACCACGGTCTGGAGGTCCGGGAAATTGCGGAACCGGGCAAAAAGAACGGGGATAGCGGCGGCGCTATCCCCGTGATCTGAACGAGTTGCAAAAAGCGGACGGTTTTGCGGCGATTATTGCGGCGTGACTTCCCCCTCGAGAATTTCCACGAGTTCGGCCCGGATGCTCTGCCAGTTGCCGGGGTTCTGGTTGATGATCGCCTGCAGGATGTCGCGGAGCAGATCGTCGTGGCTCCGCGCGTCGTCCCCGTCTCGAATGGCGGCGAGCACGTCGCGGATGGTTTCCGGGTTCTCAGCCTGGCCGTCGATCTCGGTGCCGAGCAGCGAATCGTCCAGCCGCACCTTGATCTTGCGCAGCGACTTCTTGCGCCACTCGACCATGCGATGCATCCGCCGGTAGTCGGGCCCGCGGGCCAGCCACGAGTCCACCCGGTCGTAGAATGTCCGCTGCGGAATCCCCAGGCACTGCGCCGCTTTGCTCCGGTTCCCGGCCAGCATCACAGCGGCGAAGGCCCGGAAATCATCCGCCTTGATGCGCGTGGCAAACTGCAGGATGCCGCCCTTGGCCAGCTCGCGGAGTTCCGCGTTCTCCTGCCGGAGTTCGTATTCGTTCTTCGCGATGGCCGTGGTGGTCTGCAGGACGGCATCGACGTTCCTGCCCACCGCCGCGACGACCGGGGGCAACAGAGCTATGTCACTGCCGATCTGCCGGACACCCGCCTCGATTCGTTCGAGAACGGGCACATAGCCCGGCTGGTCGCTGCCATCGGGCGACTTGTCGGCCAATGGAACGGCGATGCAGTACTCGCGGCCGAACTTCTCGAACCGCACATCGACTGCGGCGAGTTCTGCGCCAGCGGGCATGGCAATCGAATCGCCGCTCAGGATATCCGAGGCCTTGCCGCCACCATCGTCGCCAAACAGCATGCCAGCCGGAACGATTCTCACACCAATCGCCGCCCCGATCCCGTCGTTTTCCAATATGGCCTTCCCATCGTCCCGGTAGGCGCGGAATGATGGCCACATGGCCAGGCC